CGAGTTTAAAAAGAAAACCATGATGTCACGAGAACATGGTGATATACCATGTGGGGGTGTACCGACATTCAGAGAATTGCGTGAAATGGGTGCCACCAACGAGATTCTTCAGTACTCAATGGCTATACATCAAGTTGAGTGGGAAAATATGAACATAGATAATGAACCTGCAAATAATTTACAAATTCGTGTGTCATATATGTTAAATGATATTACCGAGAAGGACTTTAAGGTATTTCTTCAGAGACAGGAGAAGTTTAAGGAGAAGACGAGGGACATTTCAAATATATTCGAGATGATGGCAAACACAGGTGGTGACCTACTCAGACAATATGTTCTCGAACCTGAGCGCCATGACGAAATTGTAGAACTTCTCCAGAAAATTATCGACTATGGAAATGGAGTCTTTGAGACTATACGTAATAGGTACAATAGTAAGATACCTCGAAATATTTCTGTGTGACTACAATAAGATGATACTTCTTCTGTTCCTAATCATCATTGTCCTCTACCTGATACCAGTGTACAGGGAACCACTGGTCATGAAAAACTTTCTGACAGATGAGGAGTGTGAGTACATCAAGAAGAAGGCTGAGAAGAACCTTGATACTTCTACCGTTGGGAGTGATTACAAGGTTGATGAGGGTATACGAAAGAGTGAGACGGCGTGGTTATCCAAGAGAGACCCCGTCGTTAGGAATATCATGGACAGATGCTTGAAGTACACAGACCGTCCCTTCCAAAACTGCGAAAAACTCCAAGTTCTTCGCTACACCACTGGTGGACACTATGCACCACATCAAGATGTTCTCAAACATCAAAAAAATCCTCGAATGTACACGTTTATTTTTGCTCTAAATGACGACTATGAGGGTGGTGAGACGGAGTTTCCTAAAATAGAAAAGAAGTTCAAGCTCGAAAAGGGTGATGTCCTCTTCTTCGACACCCTCGACAACTATGAACTTGACACGTCCAAGGCTTTACATGGTGGGAGACCTGTAAAGTCTGGTGAAAAATGGGTGTGTAATTTATGGGTACACAAATATCCCTACTCTAACTGATTCTTAACCTTCTCACGGTTCGCCATGTGAAGCGCCTCGACATCCGCCTTGTTCTGACCCGTGTATGGGACGGCATATCCCTCATCACACATCCACTTGTTAACATTCGTCCAGATACCATCCTCACATACCCAAACCTCCGCGAGAACACGGCCAAACTTACCTCGAGAATCTGCCTCGGGGCATCTGAGTTCGATTTCGATATCATCCTTCTCAGATGCGACCGCCTTTAGGCACCACTCCTTGAGCTTCTTCTTGGAAAGGAGACCAAACTTCTTTTCCTCCTTGTCTGACGTACGAGACTCGGGGGTGTCAATGCCTAGGAGACGTACACGCTGCTTCGTGCAGACATCAAAGCCGAGGTCAATAGCAACATCGATAGTGTCACCATCGACCACCTTCTCGAGGGAGGAGACACGGTACTTGAAGTTGCAGGTTTCGACGTTGTATGAAGAAGACATTTCTATTTGTAAGAAGCTTAAAATCTTTATGCTATGTTAAAGTATGAAATGTCTAGCCACCTTCTCCGAAAATAGTCTGTACAAAATCAAGTTGGCAAAGACGCGTAAGAATGTTCTCGAGAGTATGTACAGGCGACCGAATATCGCGGAGGTGCGTCCAATCAAAGAAAATCCGAGACTTTGTCTACGATTCAAGGAAGCCATAGAAGAAGCACAGGAGATATGTGAAGAGGACACTACTTCTGAGGCGTGTCATTGGGCGTGGTATGAGGTTGATGAGTTGGAGGATTCCATCATGCGTCGATGATGACTGTGGGTGGTTCATCATCATATCCATAGAAATTGATAGAGATACCGTAGAGTTCATTGAGTCTTCCGTTTAACTCTTCGTTTATGAACCATTTCCATTCACGCAAATCTGTTGAAAAGTATTCGCACTTCTCCTCCCCGAAGCCTCGTTTGAAAAGAAATTCTTCGTAGCGCACTTCCTTCATGAGGGAATAGACGGCTTCTGGAACTGGAACTGTACCCATACGGACGGCATCGAAAATGTCGATGACATAGTACCCACGTGCGTCACAAATAATGTTCACCTGTATATCGGGGAAACCTTTGATGAACGATTCAAAGTCCGCATTACTTGGAAGTGTCGTGAAAATCGTAGAACCAACTTCATCGGGAATAACTTGGAGAAGAGAGGGGTGTGTATGATATGCGATTGGTGCGTTTGACCATTCTGCCCCGAGAACACTCGCGTCGAGACGTGCCCTCTCCTTGGATGTCACGTAGGTGAGACCTTTATAGTTCATACGCTTATCATACTTGACCTTACCCCCATATTCCCACCTGTTTTTTGACGACAACTTACTCACAGATTTCAAATCTTTCACCACAATTTTTGTAATTTGTAACCTGTGTGCGGTCATCCTATATTCATAATGACATTTTTATCTAAGAGTGTAATCTCACCCAGTTGGTCCCACGTGTAATACTTTATGGATATACCAAACTTTTTACGCATGATGGGGTCTATGTACCCATTTACAGCCTTTTTCCATTGGTCAGGTGTTGTTTGAATGTACACAAGGTTACTCCAATTCACGGATACACGTTGGAATTCTCTAGAATTCATGAAACGCTTAAATTCTGCGACAACTTCATCTGGGTTGGGTTTATTCATATTCGTTTCAATGAGATCAATGATGTAGTACCCTTGGTTCTCAAGGATAATATTTGCCTGTATCGCGGGGTAATAGCTTATATACGTCCTGAAATCGGTCTCACTTGGATATGTAAACAGTGGTCTGTTCTGTTCGGGAACCGGGTGTGTGTGATACACAATATATTGAGTCATATCTTCTTGTGTGGGGGTTACAGAAGCCAATTGTTGGTTTGTACGAACTGTCGGTGTACCGAATCTAACATAGTTGCGTGTATTCGAAAGTGTGAATGGTATCGAACCCCCGTACTCTACTCGCTGTTCCCATGTTTTTTTATACACATTCTGAAGTTCATTGATTGTTTTGCGACTCAATCTCACTGATAGGTAACGATCATTCCCGCTCGTCACTGTACCTACGTTAAATGTATTCATTGGTATGTTCACACGCCTAAAATTGCGAGCGAGGCGGTTGATGGCAGCATTGATTCGTGTCAGTCGCCGCTGTCTCTCCACTTGACGACGCCTATTGAGAGCCTGTCTACGTGCGGTGTCAAACCTGCGTTTCTCAGTCGTTTGTGTGGAAGTCTTCTTAACCGAGACCATCTTACTTTAGATAAAGATTAAAATAGATATGTGTCTAATGAACATCGAGGCATTTGCTCGAGAGATATATTCTCAACTGGGTCCTGGATACAGTGAGAGAGTATACCACAATGCGATGGAGGTTTTACTGAGGGAAAGGGGAATTCGTTATGAGTCGGAACGCATCATCCCCATTCCATTTAGGGGGCATGTAATTGGTAACTTGAGGGCGGATATTATTATTAACAATGAAACTGTGCTAGAATTCAAGACTATCAAGACTCTGAACGACGCGGTGGAGTTGCAGGGTAATAACTATCTTCGTCTGACAGGTCTGAAGACGGCGTATCTGGTGAATTACCCACCTCACCCGGGTCGGGAGGTGGAGGTGAGACGGATTCAAGTAGTACCATCAGAGGAAGAATCCGAGCCAGATTGTGATAGAACCTCTGGGATTCCGTGTAGTGTGTCTGTGGGTTTAGAACAGCCGCTTGAAGAATTTCTTGAGCCCTTTGAAGTAGAGTCCGAGCTTCTTCTAGACAGTGGTGTACCGCTGGGTCGGCTTGACTAATTGTCTCCAGGTGGGGGAGAACTTTGGTTTCCAACTCATACAAGGCGAGGAGAGCTGGTTCGTCATTCATTTGGTATAGTTGTATTTGCGTGTATACTTAGGTGATATTTCCAAGTACACGGGGTCACCACCACTTGGGGGTTTCTTGCAGAAATTTTTACACGCGCAGCAGTCACGTGGATTCGTGAGCTGCCTCTTGTTTGCGTAACACTTCATGGGAAGGTAAATATCCTTCTTCAAAACACGGATGATTCTGTCAATCAAAATCATAATAACTTTTCACGTACCCAATCTCTATCCTTCTTAAAAATTTGGGACAACTTAGGGTCTTTATTTTTAAAAAGTATCATGAGAACGTTCAAGCGTCTAAAGAGACCGAGGGGTGGTTCACCTGCTCTGACGACCCGCATGAGTGCGCGATGCCTCGCAAGTTCGGACTTTTCTTTGACATCCTCATAGCCATGGGCACTGAGTATACCAGAGTTACTCAGGGGGATGCGCACGACCATTTATTGTATCCTGACTTTATTTTTTACCTTCACAAATGAGACATACTCTTTGTCTACTGAAGCAGTTGGTGCACAGAAAGTGCTCACATTTTCGAAACTTGACACACTCACCTTGAATATGACAGTTTGGACATTTGGATTTTTTGAATTGAAGGGTTTCATTCTTAAATCTCCAAAAGCATGAGGTACACACCTTTAGACCAGGTCTCATTGTTTTACCACAGACGGCAAAATTTGGGCATGTCATATATTTACACCGTCGGAATAAATTCCCATTTTAAATCGTGACAAATTTTCTTCCATATAACATCTTGTTGGTACAACTTTTCCTTAGACTTGAGAAGTGGAAAGTATTGGAGGTAATCATCTTCACCCAAAAGTTCACAGAATTTATAGAGGACATAGGAGTAGCTGAGGAAGTTCTTCCTCTCTGTTGGGCAATTTTCATCAAAGGGTTTTTGGATATCTTTGAACATGATTCGTAGATACTCTTCCAACTCTTGTGGCATATTGGGTGGTTTGATACCACTGAGAATGTTTGTGATGTACGGTACATGTTCATAGTATTTATTTAGTCTTAACTTTTTTAGAAGACCCCTCACCTTGGCATGAGTGATGTCTTCGAGGTTTTTGATTTTTATCTTCTTGAGTTCTGCCCTGAGTTGCTCGATGACTTCGGGTGGAATTGTCGTCATCTCTTGTGCTTGAAATTGTGAGAGCCATTCATTGAAATGATTCTCTCTTTTGTACGAGTAATTTATCACCTTCTCAGACGTTTCTTGCTCCTCCTTGTATGTCAATTCTTCACTAATGAGTGCAGCAACGACTGCACCACACCCGTCGCACACCAGGTCACTCGTATCATGTATGTGAATGATATTGCTATTTGGACACATCTTACAGACATCCATCGTTCTCTCACGGGGTCTCGAAATGTTTTGCTTTTCAACTTCGATGAGATAATCTGTGAATATATCTTTTCGTTTCAAACCCACAGTCTCTTTGACATTGAAAATGTTGTCTGTATTGGTTTCCTCACCAATATCATCTGTATGTTGGGTCATGTAGGGCATACATTTGATGATGTAATCGGACATTTCAGATTCATATTTTTTTCTGTTATCAGGGTCTTTATTTATCATCTCCCTCCATTCGCTAATTTTATTGTTATATCTACTTAAAAAATTTCCTTCCATGTCTTATAAAGGAATGCTTACCAAACTTTTAAGTACTATTTTCTTTTTTTACAAGTACATCACCACACCAAGAGATTACTCTATCATATCAGAGGAGTTGGAGTATGATATAGACCATGATATGGGCTACATGGTGGAAGATGACTTTTGGATGGAAGAGAGTAAAGATTGGGAGGATGGCATCCTTGATGAGTATTATGTGAACGTCACTGGTAAGCAATTTCGTCAGACCATTGTTCCACAAAATGTCAAAAACATCACCCTCAGAGTGAAGTACTACTTCAACGGTAAGAAATATACAGCTATTTCGAGTGACATCAATTTCAAACCTGGTCAGAGTGAAGATACCGCCATGCACTTTAGTATCCCTTTGAGTAGTGCCTGGATAGTCGACCATGATGATAAACCGATGCGAGACATTACTGAAAAGGTGAAACGGTACTCAGGACCCCGGAATGATTTCCACGGTCAAAAGGTTCCACTCAAACATTTTTTATTTTATGAGGAGGATGTTCTCAGGGATAAGTTTCCAAAGATTATACTTTCAAACACACTGGGTATGAAAAAGACACTCTCAACACTGGATGACTTTACGACTAATCTTCAGATACCTTAGTCGCCAGGTAAAACTTAAGCTCACCCAGGTTGGCGACATTGTACTTCAGAATCAAAAACCTGTTCCCCGTTTCCTGAATGACTTGCATAGATGCACACATGCTTGTAGCTTTGGTGAAAATGTTCATGTACTTCAGGCTGTAAAGACCTGTAATTTCTGGACTTTCCTCAGGACACTCGATTGAAGTTTCCTGACTCGCAAAATCACCTTCACATTTGAGTTTAATCTCCTTACCGACTCGTCGAATTTCGATATCTGTTCCGATATTCGACATGTCACGGCAGAGGCGCTGGAAGTCGGCGGATGGGAGGGTTGTCACGGTGGTCATCTCTACGTCAGGAACCTCGATGCGACTCTCATTGATGTCTAGGAGCTTCAGTTGAAACTTGGTGTTCGTCTTCTTAGCTTCACTCGAAATCTCAATGTTCATATGTTCCTTCGAGTTAATATCAATTTGGAGAACATCATTATTGGTAATCGTCTTTAGGAGTTTGAATGTGTTTGAGATGTTGATACCAGCGATAATTTCTTCATGTTCACAATGGTACTCTTCAAAATTGTCCGCTGCTAGG